CCAATTAGTCTTAGTGTTGAAAAAACAGAGACAAAAGAAGAAGAAGAAGACAGTGACGATGAAGATACTAAAGAAGAAAGCAAAGAAGAAGAAAGCAAAGAAGAAGAAAACAAAGAAGAAGAACCCACAATTGAAGATTTAGAAGATGAAAAAAGTGTTAAAAAAGAGAAACTGAAAAAAACGGTTATTAATGTCCATAAAGAGTTAGAATTATTAAATAAACAAAAACCAATTTGGTGCACTAAACCAGAACTTGTTACAAAATCTGAATATGTTGATTTTTATAAATCATTATCAAATGATTGGGAAGAATATTTAGCACTAAAGCATTTTTCTGTTGAAGGGCAGTTAGAATTCAAGTGCCTATTATTTGTACCCAAGCGTGCACCATATGATGGTTTTGAACCAAAATCAAAGAAAAATGGCAATATTAAATTATATGTGCGTCGTGTTTTTATTAGTGATAACTGTGAAGACTTAATTCCTGAATGGTTAAGTTTTGTAAAAGGCGTAGTTGATTCCGAAGATTTACCTTTAAATATTTCGCGCGAAATGCTGCAGCAAAATAAGATTCTAAAAGTAATTAGGAAAAATATTGTTAAAAAATGTTTAGAATTATTTGGTGAAATTAAAGAAACACGTCAAGACTATGATAAATTTTATGAGCATTTTGGTAAAAATATCAAACTTGGTATTCATGAAGATAGCTCAAATCGTGAAAAACTGGCTGAATTATTAATGTTTTATAGTTCAAAATCGGGTAATGCTATGATATCATTTAGAGAATATGTTGATGCAATGAGTGAAAGTCAAAAAGATATTTATTATATTACCGGAGAAACACGCAAAGCAGTAGAAAATTCGCCATTTATTGAGCGATGCAAAAAACATAATTATGATGTTTTATTTATGACTGAACCAATTGATGAGTATTGCGTTCAACAATTAAAAGAATATGATGGAAAATCCTTAGTTTGTGTAACAAAAGAAGGTCTAAAATTTGAAGAAAGCACTGAAGACAAAACTGCATGGGAAAAATGCATTGAAGACTTTAAACCATTAACAAACGCGATTAAGTCTATTTTAGAAGATAAAGTAGAAAAAGTAGTATTGAGTGAGCGCGTTGTAGATTCGCCGTGTGTATTAGTGACTGGTGAGTTTGGATGGTCGGCAAATATGGAGCGAATTATGAAGGCACAGGCTTTGCGTGATCCAAATATGAATTCGTATATGGTATCTAGAAAAACAATGGAAATTAATCCCAATCATGTTATTATGAAAACACTAAAATCACGATTAGAACAACAAAATAATGCGACTATGATAAAAGATTTGGTTAATCTATTATTTGAATCATGTCTTATTAATAGTGGATTTAGTCTCGAAGAGCCATCTACTTTTGTTAATCGAATTAATCGTATTATTAAATTAGGTCTTTCAATTGATGATGAAGAAGATGAGGAAGATGAGGAAGACAAAGAAGACAAAGAAGACAAAGAAGACAAAGAAGACAAAGAAGATAAAGAAGACAAAGAAGACAAAGAAGACAAAGAAGATAAAGAAGACAAAGAAGATAAAGAAGAATCTAATATGGAGGAAATTGACTAAACTACAAATATTTTAATATTTTAATACAACTTAAAATAGTTAACACAAATTATAGAATAATTACTATAATTTGTGTTAAATTGTGTTAATTGCGTTTTTAATGCAATTAAAAAAAATTAGGAATTATTATTAATGTCTTCAAGCGGATTAACATATATAAATGAATTGCCAACTCCAAATTCTAATATGCAAACAAATAGTGTCCAGCAACAATTATTAATGCAACAACAACAACCACAAAATATTATTTTAAGTAAAAATGAAATAGTTTCAAATCAAAATAATCAAATGCCCGGACCAGGAATTAATCAATTTATACCAACAGGTACATACAGTACACAAAATCCAATGCAACAAAATAATAATCAAATAACAATGGAAAATAGTGTAATAAAGCAACAACCAAATTATAATGAATTAGTAAATCAAATTCAAAAGGCCAGTTTAAATGGTTCAACTGCATTGCCTTCACGAGACATACCAAATAACTCTATACAAATTTCAAATGATGAACAAATAAAGGCAAATTATATACCTCCACCACAAATACAAGAAGATTACATACAAAATAATGAAACGCCTGATTATTTGATTGAAGAAAATAACAGAAAAATGCGTAATGCTAACTTTTATGATATGTTGTATAATGAAGGACAACTGCCACTAATAATAGCGCTTGTATATTTTTTATTTCAGTTACCAGCAATAAAAAGATATAATAAAAATTTATTACCCTTTATGTTTAAGATAGATGGAAATCTAAATTTATATGGTTATGTTTTTAATAGTGTTTTGTTTGCTTCTATGATATATGTTTTGCTTAAAGTTATTACAAAATTTGCTTAATGTTTATTGCTTAAAATTATTGCTAAATAAAAATAATTAAAAAATTAACAAACTAATTATTTTTATTTAGTATACTTTTGTTTTGTTTTGTTTTGTTTTGTTTTACTTAGAATAGTGTCTTCCTATTTTCATCCATAACAAAATGCTAATTGTGAAACCTACTAAGAACCCGGCTACACAATGATCCGGGTGTTCTTTCAAAAATGGTCTAGTTATAAATGGACCAATAAAGAATGTTAAAATTGAGTAAAAAATCATAATTGCAATTGACATTGGCGAACTTAGATGAGACATTTTATATTTTAACACATTATTATTTTTTTTGAAATTATTTGGAATTATTAATCATATTATCTAATAATATGAATCCGTCTTTATTAGGGTGACCTCCTGCGTCTAGTATTTTTAGATTGAAGTTTTCTGGAGTGGTAAATAAATCTATATCAATAATATTATTTTTATACTTTTCTTTTATTATATCATACCATAAGTGATTTGGATATGAAGAGTTTTTATTTGCTTTTGTCCGTTTATATAAACACCAAAATATTAATTTTATATTAGGAAATTTACTTACAATAAAATCTATAACTTTCAATGAATGATTACCTAACATTTCAATATGATGATTCTCTAAAAAATTGCTATCTACATTGTTTGGATGACCTATTGTATCCAAAAATAACTCATTTGTCATTTGCATATCTACTATTTTCGGATAATCTAAATTATTAAATTTATAATCAGAAACAATCCAAAATACATTGTTATTTATATTATCACTTATACAATTATATATATGTTTTGACCATATAGGTATACCTCTATACGCGTCTAATATACAATTATTAAAGAGTAGTTTTGTTTGGATTTCATTATCTATTTGATATGTAAAATCATGATGTATATGTGATGATCCTATAATATAATTTAATTTCATTATATTATACTTAATAGTAGAGAGCTTTTAGATTATTTTTAGAAATAATAATATAATAATAATATTTATAATATATAATATGAGAAAACGTTATACTAAGAAACGTTATACTAAGAAACGTTACATTAAGAAACGTTATACTAAGAAAGGTTATACTAAGAAAGGTTATACTAAGAAAGGTTATACTAAGAAAATACAAAATTATTATTTGGTGGGTGGTGGAAAATTTGTTCCATCATTAGATTATTGGAATACTTTGTTTAACGCGGCTGAAATAGACAAACTAGATCAGCTAAGAACAAAATTACAAGACATTATAACTTCTAGCGCGACTAGTTCTTCTCCTAAGGAAAATGATATATGTAAACTTATGATGGAACTACTTACAACATATTATATTCCAAATAATATACTAGAACAACCAGTTAGAAGTGTAAATAAATATGGTAAAACAACTCTTTGGGATAAACCAAATTTTAATACCTATTATACTATTTTGTGTGCAACATCTTTATTATTTGGAATAATAGCTAGTAAAATGGCTTCTCATCCTGATTGTAAATATAAATTAATTTTAAAGGGAGGGAGAGCTATTCAAGTAGTTTTGAGAGAAATTTTTGATGGTAGCGAAGAATCTAGTTTTACTCGTACTATTTTAGGTAGTTTACATCAAACTCAAGATATTGATGTTTTACTTTTTCCTAAGCGAGGTAAAACATATAACAAACAGGAAATGCAAAAATTATCGAGTAATATTTCAAAGTTAATTGTGTGGTTTTTAACTACTCCTACTACTACTCCTACTACTACTCCTACTACTACTCCTACTACTACTATAAGAATATTACCACCAACAGAGCAAAATCCCAACATTTATAAACTATCTGTTCTTTTTCCCGATGGATATGTAGCTTTTTCAGACATTGATTTTGACCAAGTTCCTTTTCCGTGGTTTTATTCTGAATTACAACAATTTCCAATGAGTACTAATATAGCCAATACTATGTTACGAGATTTTCCTGATTTGCCTGTTTTATTTGAATGTCCAAGTATTGAGCGTCAACTTGTAGAAAAAATATACTATTATGGTTTATATAGTACAGATGAAACACTAATAGCCAGTCGTGATTATTATTTGGCTAAATTTAAAAAAGCAATTATTAGTCTAAATAATGGATTTCAACTACTACAGTCTAAAGAAAAACCACATGATGAACCAACATTATTAAATAAAAATAGGGAATATTTGAAAGAACAACTTACTGAAATGGGGTATCATGAATCAATTAGTGAAAGTATATATGGTAATGAACGACCATCTATTGTTCAACAAACAACTCTTACTCGTCAGCCAGCAGTTAGTACAACAAGCAACCCTTATCATGATCATTTAACAACACCCGAATGTATGATGTATGCAAACCCCGGAGTATTACGTCCAGAACACTCACAACAACAAGCAGCGGCGGTTGCAGAGGAAGAGGAGGGGGAAGGGGAAGGAGAAGGGGAAGGGGAAGGAGAAGGGGAAGGGGAAGGGGAAGGAGAAGACGGGACGCCCAGAGCTCCCGAGGGGACGCCCCGTGCTAACACCGCGGTTCCCGGGACGCCCAGAGATCCAGACGGGCGCGGGCGCGGGCGCGGGCGCGGGCGCGGGCGCGAAGATGAAGATGGTGTTCAACAACCAAAATCCAACCGCCACCGAGGCAGCAAAGGAAAAGGATCCATGGCGAAA